AACAAAGTTGTCAAGTCATTCATCATCAATGTTACGTTTGCTTACAATGTCATCATCTCCTTCATTGATCAATCGTACATTGCCTACTGCAGCGATATCATCTCGGACATAACGAAAACAATCATTGCATAAGTCAATGTACTGGTGTGTTCGAACACTACGCCTGGAGGCTTCGTAGTCACTTAAGGCTTCATTACAGGAAAGGCATCTCATTTTCCATCATCCTCCATTCTATCCAATAACATCATCAGTTTAGGGTATAGATCCTCTTTAACATCCTCAGCATGCTCTACTTCCTCCCATTGACCCCATGAAGCTGCTACGCTGGAGTCAATCATAGCTTCGATCAAGGCTAACATCATTTGTACTGTCTCTTTAGTCATCGTAACACCCCATAAAAACAACCAAAAACACCTAAAACATAGCAAGCAATAAGATAGTAGCCTACCACCAGAGAGAATACCCTCTAGAATCGATTAAAACAGGCCTAGAAGCGACGATCTAGGCTGAGGTGGTGTCTACCTACATTGGAGCATCTTCGATGCCTTGTAGAGCCTCTAATCGCTTTGATACTTTAGTCTTAGTGATTAGCTTGGCTTTAACCCAGGTGTAGGATGGAAACGGCCATAGCGGATCAGGTGATGCATGACGTATCAAAACCTCACCATCAACACCATGTTTCAACACTTCGCATGGTTTACCATTGAAATAAGTCTTAATCATATACATAGTCCTATAAAGGTTAATACTGGAAAGCCTATTAGGAACAATACAACAAAGGCTAACAAGATAGAATCATAAGTACCGCCTATCATAGGTTCTCAACGATATCACCGCAAGCAATCCACAATAGGCGATCAAGGTTATCATCATGATTAGACAAATCATTGTCATCCCATGCGCCATAGTCTTTTAAGACATGGACCACAACGTCAGGTTTAAGCTTATACAATTGTCTTTTGATAACGGGAACATTCCTCAGATCTTTAATGTCGTTATCACACTGACCTTGATGATAACCTATATGAGCTTGTTTTTTAGTGATATTAAGCTCAATAAGTCCGTGAGAATCGCACCAATACATGTTAAACCCCTAAAAAGATAAGTATAGCGAACAATACACCGAAAGCACTACCACCAAGATACAGCACAAGGTCACTAGATTTGTTCATGATGAAAGCTTTATAAGTAGGCATAGCACAAAGACGTTTACGGCAATGATTGATATGGCTATCAAGGCATCTTTCATTTAATCCCCTGATAGGTCAACAATGGGGTTGATCCAGTACTCTTCAGGCTCTAAACGATCAACGAAGTCCTCAGCTTCATCTAACGTATTGAACCTATCTAAGTGTTCTAAACCACCTTCTAAGCTTAGATAGTACGTGACCAGATAACCGACAATCTTATAATCTACTAACATGATAAAGCCCTTTCGTTTATGGTTGCGATAATAGGATTGATTTCATACATATAGACTTTAGCGTCATCCAAGCCTACGCTACGAACATAATAGTTAGCCGCTGATTCATTGTCAAATCGTTTTAGCCAAGTGTGGTCCGATCCTTTCGTAGTGAAAGACAATAGATATCCTACAATCTTAAAGTTTTCCATGTTAATGTTCCTTGAATGCGATCGGTTTGGTAGTGGACCAGCAAAGTGCACACGTCATGCAAGATTGAGTTTTGCCAGTCTGCTCAGGACATTGGATGCCTTCGCCGTTGACATTGGCAGACATAACACCGCCTTTGTCACTGAATCGAATCCATGCTCTGCTATTTTGCAAGCCTGAACGGATAACATCCATGATGTCTTGTTCGGACCTATGGGTGTAACCGAATATTCTAAGTGCAGGGTACTCTAGCAATGCGTCAACCCAATATTGAGCGTATGATGCACTAAAGAAATCCCCTAGGATGTGCAAGCGTACAACGAAGCCTTCAGGGTGTACATTGGACAAGTGCGAAAGCTCATCGGACAATCTAAGCATTAACAGCTCAGGATCATCCGGCTTGATACGATGTGCAAATGCCATGTTATTACCAAAACAGTTAGCCCATTGCTGACAAGTGCGAGAACATGTGGACCTTTCCTCGAGTGTAAGGGAATACACTGGAAAACCCTTCCATGCGCCTTTGGTAATGGTTTTGCTGCCATTACCAAGCTTGTCATTGTAGGATACCGGCTTTAATAACCTATGCTCATAATCGGACACCATACGTACAGTTTTCTTATGTATCGTAATGGCTTGAGACAATGCAGCGTGATCCGCACGTAGTCGCATGATAGATAATCCTTTGTGGTGATTGAAGAGCTTTCGACCCTTTGTTGATATTACATTGCACCGCTAAGCTTTGCTACTGTACACAGTACCATTAAACCTATAGCAGTACCGGCGATGAAAACTGTTAGTGCTACTGCCGCTGCTATTTCGATTTTCTTTAGTATGCTCATTTGATTTACTCCTGGTTGTTTGTTTCGATGTATCCATTGTGCCTAGCTGTTTTTGCATTGTCAACGGGGTTTGCAGTGTATCCGACGAACGGCAGACAATCCAGGATAAACGGTAGTGTTGTTCGAATACAACAGTTTCACGTGGAACATCTGCACTGACTGCACAGTCTGTTAAGTATCTCTATTTATCTCTATGTGGTGCTTCACAGCTACACCCTTTTACTATCTGCACAGTCTGCACAGTTAGCACAGCACAGCAATCAGCACAGATTAGCAATTGAGAATCATTCTCATCTGCATAGTCTACCTAGCCTAGATAGAATCTCAAATAGGAATTATTCTCATCTGCACAGACTTCACAGACAGCACAGAATCTCAAATGAGAATCATTCTCAATAGACGGGGGAGGGGTTGAGTTGTGGTGTAGATTGTTGTGGTGCTCTATAGCCACAAAAAAGAGCAAAATAAACAATGCTAATGATAATTCATTACTATTAAGAAATCTCTTTAGAATCAATAGGTTATCTATAAAGCCTCTGCGGAGCCTAAGATACCATGTTAATGGAGTCCCGCTAAAGCCTATGTTGGCATGATTCTTGCATATGATCTGCACTGGTTCAAACACAGATTCTGCACTGAATATGAAGAAATAACTTGACAAACTCTTAAAAATATGCTAGAATAGATACTTCTATGTAGGCTATGAACAAAACATCGTATAAAAACTAAATAATAGTAGACATATAACTTATCGTCATACACTACATTGTAGATACATAAAATTATATACACCTTACAGTCCTGCCTTCCGGCAGAGAAACTATATAGAGGTAGTGATGTCCGAAATTAAAACTGAAGTTATATCTGATCTTTGTTCGCTACCTTCATCGGTCAGCCAGGATGTCGTGGCAGTCAATGAAGAAAAGAAAGTGCCTGCGAAAAAAAGGAAAAGAGGAAGACCAAAGAAAGAAGAAGTACAGAAGTACATCAAAAGAGCTAAAAGAGGTAGACCTCCTGGTGAAGCAGCAAGGATTAAAGAACTAACAGCTTCGCTGTTGCTGACACACTCACAGGCTATCATCAGGAAGATAGTACATAAGGCTCTGAATGATGAGGATAAAGATCAGATGGCAGCATTGAAGTTATGTGTTGATAGGATGTTGCCAGTATCTTACTTTGAGGATAAAGGTGCTGGTGGAGGCTCTAGAGCCATTACCATCAACATCACTGGAGTAAATGACAATCCAGTAGAGATGATTGAGCATGAACCTGTTGACGTAGAAACTACTTTGATAGATTACGAAGAAGAAGACGATGGATCTACAAGTTAAGTTACTACCGTGGCAACAAGAGGTCTTTAAAGACCCTGTAAGGTTTAAGATCATCGCTGCTGGTAGACGTACAGGTAAATCAAGGTTAGCAGCTTGGACACTGATTATAGAGGCTCTACAGACTGATAAAGGTCATGTCTGGTATGTAGCACCAACGCAGGGACAAGCTAGAGATATTATGTGGACTACGCTGTTAGAGCTAGGCCATCCAGTCATCAAAGGTAGTCATGTGAATAACATGCAGATTACGTTGGTGAATGGAGCAATGATATCGCTAAAGGGTGCTGATAGACCAGAGACTATGCGTGGTGTCAGTCTTAAATACTTAGTAATGGATGAGTATGCAGACATGAAGCCACAGGTGTTCGAACAAATCCTTAGACCTGCTTTAGCGGATCAGAAGGGTAGAGCAATGTTCATAGGAACACCAATGGGTAGAAACCATTTCTATGAACTGTACAAGTTAGGTGATAGCGGTAAGGATCAACATTACAAGGCATGGCACTTCACTAGCTTTGATAATCCATTGTTAGATCCTGAAGAGATTGAAGCTGCTAGAGGATCAATGTCTAGCTTTGCTTTTAGACAAGAGTTTATGGCATCGTTTGAGGCTGCGCAGTCGGAGATCTTTAAAGATGAATGGATTAAGATCAGTGACGAAGAACCTGAAGACGGTAACTACTTCATTGCGGTGGATCTATGTGGTTTTACGGATTCATCTCAGACGAACAAGACGAAGAATTCTAAACTGGATGAAACAGCGATAGCCATTGTTAAGGTCAACACTAAAGGCTGGTGGGTTGCTGACATACAGTATGGTAGATGGGATGTTCGAGAAACAGCAGTAAGGATTCTAAAGGCTGCTAAGGACTACAGAGTCAATGCTGTAGGGATTGAGAAAGGTGCATTGAAGAATGCAGTAATGCCCTACATGAATGATCTGATGAGGAGATTGAACTACTATCCTCGTATTGAAGAACTAACACACGGTAATAAGAAGAAAACAGATAGGATTGTTTGGTCACTACAAGGACGATTTGAACACGGTAGGATTGTACTGAATGAAGCTGATTGGAATAACAAGTTTGTAG